ATGGCTCAGTCTATGATGTACTGGCGATTGAAGATGTTGACCGTGAATGCTATCAGGTGCTACGCTCGATCAGAAAGGATCGGTCATGAGTGTATCTATTGAACTGACCAATAAAAAAGAGATCATTCAGCTTTTGGATAAACTTCCGAGAGCGTTTGAATCTAAGGCAGTCAGGAAGCTAATAAAGTATGCGATTGTTCCGGCTGTAAACGAGGCAAAACGATTAGCCCCGGTCGCAAAAAGATCGCACCTAAGTAAGTACGGTTGGATTAAACCCGGTACACTTCGGGATTCAATCGGTGCTATCGACATGAAGCGGTCAAAAAACGTAACCGTTATTGTAGGTCCGAGGGTAAAGGGGAAATATGGTAAGGCTCTTTCCGGTTATTATGGAATGTGGATTGAGTTTGGTCACAACATCCGCCGGAGTGCAAAAGGAAAGTTTCAAAGTACGGAACGTGGGAAAGCGGTTGGTGGTGACATTAAACCAAAACCATTCATGCGTCCGGCATGGGATAATACTCACGAAGTTGTTAAACAACGATTTGAACGTGACGCCAAAAAAGTCTTTGAAAAAGAAATCGCTAAGTGGACAAAACAAGGTAAGATATGATCGAAGATACCATCTATACGCTACTCAGTGCTGTCGGCACGGTCTTTCCAAAGGTCGCAAAGCAGACGCAGGATGCTCCGTACATGGTTTACACGGTTGTATCTTCAGTCCCTTCTAAGCGAAAAAATGGCGTTTCGATCACGGATATTATGCGCCTCCAGGTTGATGTTTACGGCCCAACTGCCAAGGCGGTTTATACCTTGTACGAAAGTCTTAGGACTGCTTTAGATTATACCTCAAGCGGAAGCATTACGCATATATCCTATGACAGTCATCAGGATTTTTTCGACGAATCGGCTGACTACTATCGAAGAAGTGTTGATTTTCTAATCCGAATAAAACGATGAGCGAAGAACAAATCAAAAGCACAAATTTCGTTATCCTGACAAAGGACACCGAAATTGCCGGGAGAATCGTATCGAAAGGCACGAAAATCCAGGTTACGAAAGATTACGGGCGTCAACTCATCAGAGAAGGAAAAGCCCGTGATGAGAATTTTGTTGAGAAGATTGAGAAAAAGCTAACTAAAAAGAGAAAATAATGGCAACTACTGAAATTATCAATGGCACATCCCTAATTATGTATATCGGGAGCGTTGCCATCGGGTCTGCTACCGGACATACCTTGTCGGTACAAATGGCGACCCGTGATGCGACCACGAAATCAAGTTTGGGCTGGGCTGCAAAACTGTCTGCTCTCAGGAGTTGGACGGCTGGGGGAAGCGGGTTTGTCTGCTTTGCGGATACTTATGGATATGAAGAATTACTCGCAGCCGTGATTGCCCGTACTGCCGTGACGGTGAAACTGTCAACTGAAGTATCGGGAGATACCTATTATTCCGGTTCGGGTTATCTGACCGGATGTGATCTGGATGCTCCGGTTGAAGAATCCACGACCTATACGTTTACCATCGAAGGAACTGGCGCATTAACTCCTTATGTCGGCACATGATAGACTATATTAAAATCGGAAAACAGGAATATCCGGTACGGTTTGGCATGAACGCCTTGCGTATTTATTCCGGTGAATACGATGTGCCGATTGTGAAGTTGGGAGAGATCAATAAGAAAACCAATCTTTTTAACCTGATTGGTCTTCTTCATGCGGGGTTGAAAGATGGTGCTCGTAGCGAGAAAAAGGAGTTTCCTTACACGGTCGAAGATTTGAGCGATTGGGCTGATGATGATGTTACGCTTATCGAGCGTATGTTGAAAATCTATAAAACCCAGTATCAGGGAAACCCTCAGAAGCCGGAGGAGAAAGCCGGGATATAAATATCCATGACCTTATGGAGATCGGACTCGGCCAAATGGGTATGTCGCCTGAAGAGTTCGACACGATCACGGTGGCCGAGTTTACCTCCAAACAGAAAGGGTTTTTTGAACTTGAAAAGCAACGGGAGAAACAGCACTGGTATCGGACGGTTGCATTGTTGAATATTCAACTGGCGAAAAAGGATCGAATCAATCCTAAGACTCTTTTTCAAGAGAAGAAGAAATCGAAACCGATGACCAGAGAACAATTTGAGAAATTAAATAAACGATGGAGCAAATTTCATGTCGCTGGCGAGCCTAAATTTCCTATTCCGGGCGGACACGGAGAACTTCCAAAGAAAACTCCGGCAGTCTAAAAAAGACGTTGGTTCGTTCGCTTCTTCGATAAGTAAGTTGGGTCCGATGGTTGCCGGGGCTTTCTCTGTCGGGGCTGTTGTGAATTTCGGTAAGAAGATTATCGAAATGGCTGGAGAGGCCGATAAAGCCTATGCAAAAGTAGAGCAGGCAGTAAAACAGACCGGAGGGGTTGCGGGATTCACAGCCGAGGCGTTGGCTAAGATAGCGAAGCAACTCCAAAACATTACAACGTACGATGATGATGAAATTCTAAACAAGGTAACGGCTCAACTATTATCGTTCCCGACTATCGTTGGCGACAATTTCCTGCGCGCTCAAAAGGCCGCGATGGACTTGGCTACGCTATTGGGTGGCGACCTTCAATCGTCTGCAATTCAGGTTGGCAAGGCATTAGGCGATCCTGTAAAAGGATTGATGGCCCTGAGAAAATCCGGTGTTTTGTTCACCGAATCCGAACAAGAACTCATTAAAAGCCTTGCGCGTTCTAATCGGTTATTCGAGGCTCAATCTATCATTCTTGATGCCATAGACGCTCAGTATGGAGGTCAGGCTGAGGCATTGGCTCAAATCCCTATCGGGAAGATCGAGCAGATGAAAAACGCTTGGGGTGACCTAGGTGAAACCCTTGGAAATGCTGTCGCTCCGGCTGTTGTATCTGTTTCTGAAGGATTAAAAGGATTGGCATTAAATATCCAGCGTCCATATAGTGAAAGAAGCTGGTTTGGGCGGTTCCTTGCTGATCTTGATCCGGTGTATAATTTTCAAGTCTTGAAAAACTGGATTTCTGGAACCGGAAAACTACAAACAGCAGTAAATGCTATTGATGCGAGCACTCCTGTAAAGTCACTTGCCGATCTAAATAAGGAACTTGCTGAATTAGAGATGAACCAATATGCCGCCAAAAATGCAACAACAGAGGAGCAAAAAGCATTATTTGGAACGGCTGAAAGTTATGATAGTCAAATCGCTATCGTAAGAAAACTGATCGAGGAAAAAGGAAAAGAGGCCGGAGCAAATAAGGAGGTTGTAGAAACTCTTAATAGCCTTGAAGAGCAGCTAAAAACCCTTCAGGAACAGCAAGAATCATCCCCGCTTTCAGATTTTGAAACCTATCAGGTAGAGATTGATGCGCTTGAAAAGAAGATAAAAAAATATAAGGAATACGGGAAAACCGTAAAAGAGGAGATTATTAATGAGGTTGGATCACTTGGATACTTAAATGCAAAAATTTCCGAGAATACAAAGCTGATCGAGGCTTCCGGTAGTGAGATTTTTAAAAACCGATTACGGGCTGAAAACACAGAACTTCAAAAACAAAAAGAGTGGCTTGAAAAATTAGGCGAGACTGATTATAAGTCTCCTATGACAAAAATCGGAGGTAAAAGTTTTTCGGGGCAAATTGTTGATATAGACCCAGAGACTACACATAATGCGGAAGTTTTTGGCTGGAAACTGGATGCTATCGCTGAAGCTGAAAAAAAGGTATCAGCCTCCGCTGTTGACTGGAAAGGGGTTAGCGGAGAGTTTGAACAGTTTATCAATAAGGAGGATATGGCCATTGAGTTGACCAATACCCTTGCTGCCTCGATTGCCGGACTGGGCGACTCTTTGGCTCAAGGTGCTGATAGTTGGGCTGAATATGGCGAAATGGTTATTGATAGCCTGAAAAGTGCTATCGCAATGATTATCAAAGAGGGCGTTGCCATTGCGGTAAAAAACGCTCTTATAGAATATGGTGCAACCGGGCCTGTAGCTTTAGCGTTGGCCGCACTTACCGGAGGATTGGCAGCCGGGATATTCTCAACAGCAATTAACCAGATACCTTCATTTGCGGAAGGTGGGTTTATCAAAAGTCCTCAACTGATTATGGCCGGGGATGCAAAAGACGGTAAAGGAGAATGGATTTTGAACTCGCAGCAGATGAAAAACCTCACGGCACAAAAGCAGGCCCCGTTTGTGATTAAAGGAGAGCTAAAAGCCAGAGGCCGGGAGCTGGTCTATGTATTCAATAACGAATCAGCTTTTCATGGACGGACATGAGTTATACCGATAAAATAGCGACTATTGAATTTTATGATATCCAGACGGAAACGATCCATTATGAACTGAATATCTATGACCGGGATGCGTATGCCGGGGAGGTTGTTGAACTCGATCTGTCGGATGAACCTGTACTGCTCCGTTATGGAGGCAGTGATGATCTTTTTGCCGGGAAACGGGGGAGCGAGTTAACGATTAACATCTTGGCTGAATTAGATGATGATTTTGACTGGATCAAAACCGGGGACAGCACAAAGTACTTGGTTGACTTTCATAAGGGCGGATTGAGTTACTGGATTGGGTTTATCCTTCCAGGATCTGTTGTTGAGGAATATGCACCTTTTCGGACGCTAAGTATTATTGCCTCTGACCGATTAGGATTACTCGATGATGTATCTTATCTCGATACAGGGT